GCACCCCTTGTGCTTTTCACGGCCAGAAAGTGCGGCGCTCTCATACCACCTTTGATCGAAGAAAGAAACTAGGGTAATTAGGGTGGCGCGATCATTACCCCCATTTCTTTTGCTGACTTGCTGACTTGTCTTGTTAGTCGGCATTTGCTCACTTGCTCACATGAGCCCAGTTAGTGAGCAACTTCCAACCCCCCAGGGTCTGCGGTAACTCAATCTCTGATTGATAACACGACACATCGTGCCTGTTTTGGTCGTGATCTGTCGCAACCACCGGGGTCTGCTTCCATCAAACCCCCTTGACTGGGGTGACAGTTAAGGCCCGGAAACCCGGCATCTACTGTCACCCCCACCAGTTAATCACCAGTTTTTCACCAGTCTATTTTCTGCGAGGTAGGTTCGCGCCCATACGGTCATTTACCGCCCGGGTGACGCGGGCTCAACAACGCGGAGTGGCGCGGATGCAAAATCTGATGGCGCTCTTGGCCGAAGCCGATGATGGCGACGGTGCTGGGGGTGGCGCACCCGGCGGGGGATCACCGGAAGGTGGTCAGGACGACAAGCCGAAGGATGGTGAGTTCGTCCCGAAAACCCAGTTCATCGCGGCTTTGAATAGCGCGGAGCGAAAGCGGGAAGCCGAAGTCGCTTCGTTGCAAGGCAGGCTGCAGGAGCTGGAGGCCCAGGTCAAGGCGAAGCCTGATGACCAGCCGAAGCGCCTCAATCGCGCGGACTTGAGAGCCGCCGTTGAAGCAGGGCAGATCAGCCAGGATCAAGCGGATGGCGAAATCGACCGCCAGAACCGCGAGGACGCCGAAAACCGGGCACATCGGGTCGCGCTTGAAACCGTCTCTGCGGCGAAGCGCACGGAGCTCATAAACTCGGAAGTAGCCCGGTACAAAGCGGCAGCGCCCGAAATACTGGACGACGCCCACGACACGCGCAAGAGCATCAGGGGAGCATTCAGTGGCCTCGTGGAGCTCGGCGATGACCCGCGGGATGTTGCCACCCAGTTGAAGGCGATCCGCTCCGTACTCGGCCCCATAGACCGTCTCGAAAAGGCCCGTTCAGGGACCGCGCAGCACGTAACCCACCAGGAATTCGGGGGTGGCAGCGGCGGGGACCAGGGGAAACTCAAGAACGGGAAGCTCGTGGACCAGTTGAACGCTGGTTCAAAAGCTCACTACGAGGACGGTATCAAGCGGGGCCGCTACAAGGACTGGGCGGCAGTCGAGGACGAGTTGAAGTACGCATCGCCAGCGGTTCGGCAGAGGCTCGGGATAGCTGCGTAGTGGACATCCTGATCCCGCAAAACTGGACGCCCAAAGAGATCGACCGGGCGAACACGAAGCGGGTGGAGTTCCGCCGCAACCCCTATACATCGGGGGTGGCGAATCTCGACAACATGATTGCCTTGGATAAGGCCGTCATTCTCTGTCCTGCTGATGCCCGGAAGTTCTCCCCCAAGCGAGCACGTTACTGCGTGCATCCTGCTGCGAATTTGCGGCGGGTTGTAGGTGACTGCGATGTTTGCAAGGAACGCGGGCTTTCTTTTTTGTTCATCTGCGAGAAGGACGCGCTGGAGGAACGGAAGAAAGTAGAGAAGTTCAACAGGGCTCGCGAATACGGGTTTCTGTACAAAGGTTAAAGGAGAACGCAATGGAATTCGCCTACGATCTGGTCGGCAATAGCGCGGCGGTGATGGAACGCTACCAGGTGGCAGCTACCAATACCACAATCGGTCGGCCCTACCTGAAAACCGCCGATGGCGGCACCGGCATCGTGCTCGCCACTGTCTCCGGCGCCGTGGACTTCATCGGGGTCAACGTGGACGCGGCCGGTACTTACGTCACCGCGCAGCAGTCGGACAACTCCGACACCGCGCGCCTCACGAGCATCATCATCAACCCGCTTGCCGTGTACCGAGCCCGCCTGTGCGGGGGCGCAGCGAATGAAGCCCTGTCAGCGGCCTCCGTCACCACGGCATCCACGGATGGCCTGTCGGTGACGACTTCCGCCTTCAATCCGAACAGCCCGGACCTGGACGAAGGAACCATCTGGGGCTACAGCGGAGCGAACGCCGGCAAGGCGAAAAAGATCACCAGCACCGCAACGGGCGTCGCCACTGTCATCGTCGCCTTCCCGTTCGATACGGCCGTGGGCGATCAATTCCTCTACGCCAACGTCCACCCGACGCGCTCGATTCTCGCGCAGTTCGGAACCGACATGACGACTATTGACGCCACCGCAACGCTCTCGAGCGATGCGACAGTCATCACGGTCAAGATGCTGCTGAACGATCTGGCGGGAGAGGGCACGACCCAGAGCTACGCCTTCATCCAGTTCGCGGACAGCCTGTTCGCCGGCCTGACGTAACCCGGGACAAGGAGAAAACTCATGGCAACCCCGCATGTATCAGCGAATTTCGGCGACCTTCTGGATCCCCGGTTCCAGAAGATTTTCCACGAGGAGAAGCCCTCCATCCCGAGCATGATCGGCACGATCTTTACGACCGTGCCCTCGAACGGGCGCAACAACATGACGTGGAGCGAAGTGGGCACGCTCCCCGACATCGAGGAATTCACCGGATCGGTGAGTTACTCCTCGGCCTCGCAGGGCTACGACGTGACCATGACCCCGGTGGAGTTTGCCGGGGGCTTCCAGGTCCAGCGCAAGCTCTTTGACGACGAGCAGTACAACATCATGGACGAGAAGCCGAAGTCGCTCCGGTCTGCGGTGGATCGCACCCGGGAGAAGCACGCGCACCGGATGTTCATCAATGCTTTCTCGGTGGACTCCTACTTCTACGCCCACTCGGAAGGCGTGGCCCTGTGCTCGAACTCGCACACCACGACATCCGGGGCATCGACCGCGACCGGGTTTGACAATCTGGCCACTGCCTCGTTGACGGCCGTTGCCGTTGCCGCAGCCCGGATCCAGATGGTCGGCTTCCGCGGCGACGTGGCGGAGAAGATCGACGTGATGCCGGACGAGCTCTGGTATCCGCCGGACCTCTACGAGCAGGCGTACGAGATCATGCAGGCGTCCGGCAAGGTGGACACCTCCAACAACAACCCGAACGTCCACAAGGGCAAGTACACCGGGTACGAGTGCCGCTACTTCAACGACACGAACAACTGGTTCATGTGCGATTCCCGGATGCGGAAGATGTACGTGTTTTGGTCGGATCGCATCTCGCCGGAATTCGCCATGATCGAGGACTTCGATACCCTCGTGGCGAAGTGGCGCATCTACGGCCGGTGGGCCAACACCTACACCAACTGGCGCTGGATTTTGGGAAGTCAAGTAACGTAATGATTTCCAAGGGCAAAACCGTGAGGCAATTGACGGACGCCGATCTCGGGTATTTGGCCGGCATCATTGATGGCGAGGGCCATATTGGACTCGTTCGCCGGAAGCGCAGTTGGAAGCGCAGTCCGGACAGAACGCATTACCTGCGCCCCGTCGTTCAAATCGGCCAAGCCAAACGCGAGCTGCTGGATCACATCGCTCGCGTGGTCGGAGAGGGGTCTGTTGCCGTTCACGGCCAGCGCGGCTTCTATAACCTTCGTTTCTATCCGGGAACGATGCGATGGCTGCTCCCGCAGCTTTTGCCTCATCTGGTGCTGAAGGGAAGGCAAGCGGAAATCGTCTTGGAGTTCATGACCGGCCCAGCATGGAACGGGCGTGAGCTAACCGAAGGCGAACATTCGCGTAGGGACACTCTGGCTGCGGAAATACGTGCCCTCAATGTAAAGCCCGCTGTTGCACGCAGGCTTCAACTTGTGAAGGTAGCCTGATGCCTGACCGGCTGGATACAGTCCAGGTCACTGCCACGTATAGCGTCTTGGAAAAGACGCGGCCGGGCCTGGAAGCGGCGCTTCGAGATGTACGCGCAGGCGCCACGCTGCTCAATATCACCTCAAAGCAGGCAAAGCCGACGCGCGCAGCCCCGGTTGTCGTACCGGCTCCACTGCCTGTTGTAGTGGAGCCGCCGAAACCTGCCCCAACAGGGCCGGCTTCTGTGCCACCAGCGAAGGCCAAGAAGAAGCCCGCCAAGAAGGTAGTGAAGAAGTCCAAGACGAAGGCGAAAAAAAGGAAATAACGTGCCGAATAAACGCTGGAACAACATGCACGGCGCGAACGATAAGAGCGGTGGCGGTGCGCCTTCGCTGCCGAGCGGATCG